ATAATCGCCATGATTCCACGCGCGGTCTTATTTGAAGATATATTACTCTCTGACCCTAAATTATAATCCGTTACTCCAAACAACCTCTGAAGTAATCCCATTACAAACTCAATTATCCATTGACTCGTAAACTCAGTTGTATTGCCCATATCAAGCCGGCCTAACCTTGCTTGATCGTTTACTCCCCAAAACTCTTGTGGCCCAAACGCATGTATCTCAGGATCAAACCCACTCTCTTCATCATAAATAAACGGCGGATGGGAATTGATCGTATCTCGGTTAACCATATTATTAAGTAAACTGTCAATAAGATCGCGTATCCCTCTTGAAAACTCTGGTATACCCATCCCTCTCGCGCTATGTGATTTAGGCATTATCTGCCAATGATAAAACTGTCTCTTACCTTTATACGGATTGTTTATCCATCCAAGTAATTCGCCACTCTCTCGCGCATATAAAGCTATAATTTCCATTAATTTCGTACGACTGCCATCTTCATTTAAAGGTAAATCTACCTTACCCCAAACCTCAATCAAATCTATCTTTGGTACTGTTGATACCTGTTTCCCCTTTGTTCCTTCAGAATTAGGTTTAATTCGGTCTATTGCCTCTTTATCATACCCCCCATCTTTTACAGGCCCTTCCCTCTTCTTTAGCCAATGCCAGTTCTTACGGAGTTTATGTCCTAAAAAGGCTAACTCGTTATAATCGTAATTATCAGCCCCTTCAGGTAATATCAAATCTTTCGGACTTACTGGTATCAACTTTGTCCCGAAATATATCTGATCTGTCTTTGTTACTGTAATCTCTTTAACTTCCGGCACTATCCCCGTAGCTAAATCAGGTTGAGGTTGGAAATCTTCATTTACCTCTATCGGATAACCATTTGACCACTCTTCATCAAACTCATTTTTTGTACTTGGATCAGGAAACGGCTCTCCTGACTCAGGGTTGATTAACGTAAAATAAGTTTCATCCCAGTCATACTCTTCATCAGCTTCGATTAACTTGCCTATCCCATCCCCAGCTAAACATGTATCCATTAATATATCGTAATATTGCCTTTCAAACTGCATCTCATCTTCAAGCGTATACTCATTATATTCCTGTACTACCTTAGCGTCGTCTTTATCCGAAAACCCTCTTCCAGTAATATTACATATTGGCTTGGTAAATATTGTTTTAACAAACCTGGCTATAATGGCACGCACTGTTATGGCTTCAATCGGCACCCCTACATCACTAGCCCACTTCCATGGCTCTAACTTAGGGAACTTGTCCTGATCTTCACCATAAGTCATACCTTGTACTGACCTGGCAGCTTCAAACCGCCTCTCCCATGCCGTTACCTTCTTGGCATAGTTATCATGGCCATCATCAGATATTAATACTTCTCTCTCAATGAAATCTTTTATTGCATCATCTTGTTTTTTTCTTAACGTCATATTTTCCCTCCCAACAAAAAAGGAACAACCCCCTGTACAGGATTGTCCCTCTATAAATTGTTGGAATCTCTCAAGAGCTACTCAAGAGATTTTGTTAATAAATTAGCGGTAGGCGCAAATGGATAAGATTTCTTAAACGCCCTAACACTTTGTGCGAGTGTACCCTTAGTCATTCTTATTACTCCACCGCACTCCTACCTGTTTTTAATTACTTAAAAATATCCTGAATCATGCTTCTCTACTGGCATTTGTTTATGTTCATCTTTTGAACGTTCCGGCTGCTTATAATCCTTAGGCATATTATGATCTCGCTTCTTGCCTATCTCTTTCAGGTCTTCAGATGTTGTTGCTTCTATTGATATTCTGCCCATTAAAAGTACCCCGAGTCATGTTTATGTAACGCTCCCCTTGTTTCTCCGCCAAACTCCGTATGCTTCTCCGCCATTGGCTTTGATGCTGACGTTGCTATCGCATTCGGGCCTTTCTCTCTCATTGAATCCATCTTCTTATTTGTGACACCCATTAAATCATCTCCTTACGCATTATTGTCATTGATAACATTTAAAAACTAATAACCATATTGGGAATACTTTTTAAAACCACATTGGCTTTGTTTCTATCCTTTTCAACAGAAATCGTATAGCTCATACCATCATCAGTATGACACTTAACGCACCAAGATGATGTATCATGTGAAGTATTAGGCACGTCTATAGGGCTGATAGTTACAGAAGTAATCCTGTCCATCCTTACTAGCGTATTTTCAAAAGATAGAAACTTTGCCATTATCGTTTCCCCCTAAACCTATCCTTTATCCTGGGATTCCTGTTCATCATCTTATTAAACATGGCTTTGGTTGCTTTAGTGATTAAAGTTCCATCTCCTTGCGCCATCATAACTACATTGATTGCCTCTGTTAACATGCTTACAATATACCTCTTATGCTTAACCATCAAATCTTGCCGGCACTTTACCTGGGTGACTTCTTTACCATTTTCTAGCTTAACCACCTGCAACTCGATCACTGTGACTATATCAACTACCTTATGCTCTTTGCCATCTGCTGTCTTTAATACACCCAATCGTTCTTCCGGCTTTTCTTCCTCTTCTGTCTTGATCTCTTTGCCGTTCTCTCCTACTAATTTACCGTTACCACCACTCATTTAACCCCCTAGTTAACCTTTTTTTCCATAGGGTGGACAACCATGACTTTTGAACCTAAATCCCTATGTGTTACCTACCCTTTGTTTTGAGCATATGCTAAAAAATGGCTCCATTATCTTGCGCAACCTTTATATAATCTTTAGGTCTTTGGATGCTGGGGTTCATTATACCCTGCCCTTCGGATGCCGTGTCTTTGCTACTTTTCTTTCAAATGCTTTAAACATGTTCACCGCGATATACTCCCCTGCGTTCATTACATGATCATAAAAACCGTCTTTATAAGGTAACTCGAATTTACTATCATCATACTCTTGGTCTGCTTTATGTTGAGGATAATGATAACCTCCCATAAATCCATCACAAGCTATCGGGCAATTCCTGCTATCAACTAACAACGCCGGCTTATCGCCATGTAACGTAGACAACTTGCCTTCAATTATCTCTTTTCGCTCTCGGTACGTTGAACCTTTAATTGTAACACTGATGTCTTTTGCGCTTAATACTTGCTTACTTGTTAACTCTGATTGATCGTTTGACTGATTACAAGCCGGATCTCCAAAATGCCTCTTTAATGAACCTGGATAGTATAAGTTTAAATCCCTTATTACTCGATCGCCAAACTTGTGTATCGTTATATCGCGCCCCATTATCTCTCTTAACCATATCCATCTATCTTGTGCGTCCATCTGCGTAATCAATGCAACAGGGAAATGAAACCCAAAATCCCACCCTATAAGCAAAGGTCTACCTGGTATGTATTCAAACTCTCCTGCATGGAGGTTGTTGTTATACCCCGAATAAAATGGCTTACCTGATACCGAGAAACCTGACTTGCCGTAAATATACTTACGCTTTGCCGCTTCCGGCATGCTTTCCAAAGAACCTCTATAAGCAGGGGTTAAATTATCCCAGTTCTCATAGGTTGTTACTTCCCACTTCTCAATATCTTTATCGTAATTCTCTGATTCAGGATTAGTAACGTCTTCAAGCCAATGTGTCTGATTGGGCGGTTCAGACTCCATTAATATCATACAAGGTACATCAGCTTGCCTACAACGTCTTTTAAGCGTCCTATATATCTGCTCAGTAATCTCAAAGGCTTCTGTTATAACTACAATAGCAAACTCTTGAGAACCAAACCCACTCAAATCCTTCAACCCATTAAAGTATATCCGCCCTAACCCATTGTCCGGCTGTCTTATATCGTAATAATGATATTGCTCGCTCTTACTTGCTATCAATTCCCTGGGCAATACTTCAAAAAACTTGTCCATAACCGATAGCTTTATATCTTTAAAATCCATCCTACCCCAAAGAATACGTAACTTATCGATTGAGGTAAGCATTTCAATTACAGGAGCCATTATAGCCCTTGTCTTACCGCTTCCATTCCCTCCCTGTACATACAACACAGGAATATGGTCAAAATCTTCAAGCGGCGTATTTCTAACCTTATCAACCCAATCTAACACCTTTTGCTGCGTTGGATTAGGCGTATGCGCTGTACGGTCTTTCTTTAACCCATATGGTGCTATTAAAAGATCATTCACTCTTTGGCTCTCTATGCCCATACAAGATTGTAACATCACCTGAATGTTGGTGATCGTGCTTGTCTCTCCATTGCTCCGGCTGTCTATTCTTTAACCAAAATATCTGTGCTGTTGTATCAGGCACTACTTCTTTAACAACAATCTTTGTCTTGCTTATATCTGTGTGTTTCACTGCTTGTATCTGATCTTCAGACATCTTTAAGCCTAATCCGCCTATCTTACTCTTTTCATATGTAACCTCATCATATTTATAGCCAATAGCACGTTTATATAAGCAATGCTCAACCTTTTTATCCGCTTCAATCTTCCAATCTTTTAGGGTGTCAAAGAACTTAGGGTATTTTACTTTCCAGTTTTCTATCGTAATTCTTGTAACCCCAACGAACTCAGCTACTTGTGCATCTGTGAACCCTGCCTTATATATTATCTCAAGTTGTCTTTGGTCTAC